GGGGTTCTTGCTGGCGATGTTCTGCATCATGGGGAGCCAGTTCTCCGGGTCGCCGTCCGCCATATCCCCAAGGATGGCGCTGATGCTGGCGTACTCCGGGTCGTTCCGAGCGGCAGTGAGCATGTGGTGGGTTAGGCTGGCATCTCCTGTCATCGTGTCGACCCCGTGAGCCGCCCCGTAGCGGTCGGCCAACACTCTCACGTTGTCGAAGGCTGCGTCTGCCAGCTCAGTGACCTTGTACTCCGTGGGCTTAGGCGCGGCGCGCCAGCCCTTCGCCAGGGCTCCCCCGACCTTCTTGAAGGGGTAGTCGGCGGCCTTCATGCCCACCTCTTCTCCCTTACCGATCGCGCGGATGATCGCCGCCAGGACTCCAGGCTTCCCGGCCGCCTTGAGGCCGAAGTTCTTGGCAATGCCCCAGCCGGCATAGGTGGTCGGGTCAACGGCCATGCTCGCCGCGGTTTGTGCGGCACCGGGTGCCTGTTCGTACTCCTTCTTGAAACCCTGATAAGTGGTTGGCACCTCTACCGGTTTGCCGGTGCCAACCGCGGGCGTTCCTATCGGGGTGCCCATTCCCGATTCCCCGGATGCCCTCGCACCTGCTATGAGTGCCCCTGCCGCAGGCTCGACGATGTGGTGCTGAAACTTCATCCAGGTCTTCCCAGCCTCCCCCAGGAGTTTCTTGGTCTCCGGCTGTGGCTCGAAAAACTTGATCGCCGGCCCCGCCACCGGCTCGACCGTGTGCTGGCCCTTGCGAATGAGGCTCCCCAGGCCACCGAGCACGGGCATCGAGCCGCCCTGCGGCTTCATCTGCGGCTCCCCACCGCCTTGTTCCTGGGGGCTGAGGAGCTGCTGCACGATGGGCGACTGGAGAATATCGTTCGAGACCCCGCCCGTGGGCAGTTGCAGCTCACCGCTTTCGACCATCCGCGCATACCGGCGGGCGATGCGCTTGCGGCGCGCCGCTTCACGCTCGTCGCGGCGGGCCTGGAGCCTGTCCCTGAACGATATTCTCTCTGGCATATCTAGTACTTCTGGGCGATACTACTCGGCCTGGCGAACTGCGCCCCTTGTGGCATCAGCCAGGCGATGTACTTGAGCCAGTCGGGGATGTAGCCGCCCCCCTTCTGCACCACCCCTTGAAGCCCCTGGAATTGGCTCTCGCTCATCCCGCGCATGTACTGGGCGCTCGGCGCCGGCGGCAGGCCGGCGAGGTTGGCGGCGGGATAGGCCTGACGCCCCCCTTTGCTCAGCGTCTCCAACCAGGGCGGCATAGTCGGCTCGGCAGCGGCAGCAGCAGCAACGTCCGTCCCGCTGGTATCCCCCGCCACGCTGCCCACGCCCGTCTCGGAATTGAACGTGTAGGGGTCCGGCGTGGTCTCCCATGCCGCTTCGGTTTTGGGGCCGTAGCCGCTGATATGCCCAGCCGCCTTACGCCGACGCCCGTAGTGCTGCGAACCTGCTGACATAGCACGCCTCGACTGGAAACCTCTGGGGTCATATGTAGCGACCCCCCTTGCCTCGGCTGTCCTTGAGTCGTAAGCGTGCACCGAACCCCCGGAGGCGAACGACCGGGGCTCTGCCCCCGTCTCACCATAGACCTGTGTACCCTGCTCCTGGGCGGTACTCTTCTGGGACTTGATGTTCACTTCTTCCGGGGCTTCCTCAGCGAGAGTGGCATAGGTCCTTCCCGAGTGCAGGCCGACGATACCGGCGGGTTCGCGGATAGTCATTCTCCCGCCACCACTCATGGACGGGGTCTGCCCCCCTCGCCAGAGTGCTGCAATTTGCTCCGGCGTCGCCCGCGCCAGGGCATCCTTCTCCCCCTGCGTGGACATTGCGTAGCGGTCGAGTGCTCTCTGTCTCTGGGGGTCTGCGGTCGGTTGCCACTGAGGCGGCCCCAGCAGCTCCGGTGCCGCACCCAGTTCAGGCACGGGGGCCTTCCAGGTCGTCGGCTCGTAACCGGCCGCCTCATTGAGGCTCTGGAGCCAACCTGGGAGTTGTAGCCCCTCCGGGATGCCCGCGCCCTGGTAGCCCTCCGGGAGTTCCTTTCCTTGCGTGGCGTACCAGTAGCTCACCCAATCGGCGGGGTTCTTCTGCATCTCAGCGAGCGTCTTGTAGTACCCCAGCCCGATCTCCCCCAGCCCAAGCATCCGGTCGGTGTAGGCGCCTATCTGCGCCACGTCGACGGCCTGGCGGTAGCTGGCGTCGGCCTCATACCGTCTCGCGTCAACGTCCATGCGCTGCACGTCGCGGGCGGCATCACCGTTGATCTGGGCCACGTCGACGGCCTGACGGTAGCCCATATCCGCCGTGTAACGGTCGGCGTCCACTTGGCGGGTGACGACGTCGATGGCGGCGCGGTAGGCGAGGTCCGCCTCATAGCGTCTGGCGTCAACCTCCATCCTTGCGACGTCGCGGCTGGCCTCAGCGGAGATCTGCGCGGCCGCCGTGCCATCACTGCCGCCACCGCTGGTCTGATTGGCGTAGTCCAGTTCCGTCGACGCCATCTCTATCGCCTGGTCATAGTCGTACCCGGCGTTCATCAGGTCTTGTACTCGCTGTGCAAACCCGCCGACCGCTGGCGGGTTTGTCGTATCGGCGGCGCGCTGCCGGCTCAAGAGGCTGGCCTGGTTGGGGTCTTTCGCCGTCGCGAGCCAACTCCGTTCTTTGCCGTATATGCTCCTCAGCCAGTCGGGAATCGAACCGTATTGCTGCCGTGGTCCAAACGGCGGCGTTATCTTCGGCTGACCGTCTGCCATCGTCCTATCCTCCTATCCTCTGGCGCCGCTCGCGCAGCGTGATCTCGCGCCCTATCCAGTTGTTGACCGCCGGCCGCCCGTGCTCTTGGATCAGCACGGCGAGTTTCTCCGGTGTTAAGTTGTCGAAGTCGCTTCGCAGTTGCCGGCGGCTCTGTCTGTCCCCGAACGGGACGGCGCGGTTCTGCCGTGAGGCCTGAGCGTTCTGGGATAGCACATCCCGCGTCATCTCCAGCGCCTTGCTGATGGGGTTTTCCTTCGTAGGCATTACACCGGCCTCGCGGGTTTAGGCGAGCCTCGGCGGGCCATCTGCCGGAGAATAAGATCGAGTTCCTTTGTCCCGCCGGGAACAGGCGCAGGGTTCGGCCTAATCCGGCCGGCGATCGCGGGCATCCCCTCCGCTGGCGGCATAGACGTTCCGAGTCCAGCGCCAGGTGCCGCCAATGTCTGACCCCCACCCATTCCTGCTGCTGCCATCTGTTCCGGCGTTGGCCCCGCGCCGCCCGCCTGCTCCGTCTGCTTGGCTTCTTCGGCGGCCATGATCTCCTCCAGGTTCCATCCCTGCTCTTCCGCAGCCTGTCGGCTGAGGAGCTGCTGGATGAGGTCCGAGAACAACGCCTTGTCTCTCAGGACCTTCTGCAAAACCCCGCTGGCGTCCTCGTTGCCCAGGAACTCCTCCTGGAGCTGCTCCCACGGGATGACGCCGGCCTGGAACTCCTTGATGCCCTCGCTGCGGCGGGTGATCTGGTCTTGCGGCAGGTTGGGGTCGAGGATGGCTTGAACGGCGTAATATCCGCCTATCTCTTCCGCCGAGATGCTGCCCTTCCACCAGCCGCCGCGGTAGGGCCCGGCGACCTCTACGTCGTCCTCGACGTACTCGGCGAGCATCTGCCAGTGTTCGAATGTTTGCTCGAGCGCGACCTGCGTTGCCTGTTTGAGCGGGTCCATGATGAGCCGCGCCACGCCGAGGTAGATCTGCGACTGGTAGGCGGTGTTCTCCCCCTGGCGGAGCCCGCGTGCTACCGGCGGCAGGGTGTCATCGTCAATGCCAGCCGAGAGGTGGCCGAGCTGGTCGAAGAGTTCACGGGGAAAGCGTCCGATCTCGATGGCCTCCAGATCCCAGCCCTTGAGCTCGTTCAGGTCGCCGGGGGCGACACTGACCTGGGGGTTCTGGTCGGTCTCGGCCTCGGGGATGCTGGCGTCACGGGTAAGTTTCCAGACGCGCCAGGCCGTCCCGTGAAGGATTGCCCCGATCTGCGTCTCGCGGCGGGCTTCCTCCTCGAGCATGGACTTCACGATGTAGAGAAAAGACCTGTGAACCACCTCCGGGCCCGCCATCGTTGCGTTATACATACTGGCAACCGGTGCCGGTTCCCCGAAGCCGGGGAGCAGCCAGGAGTAGGGGACGAACCCCATCTCGTTGCGCTTGTTCAGGTATTCGCCGCCGTTCACGAGGATGATCTTACGTTCGGCGCTCGTGAACTCAGTCCAGCGCACAAGGTTTGTCGCCGGGTTGTTGTCTGCGGTGCCGGCCGATACGCCTATGGGGATGGTCCTGCCCAGCATCCTTTCCGCCCGCGCCTTGGGAATCCTGACGTCCTCGATCACGTAGCGGCCGTCCGGGTCGGGCAGAAGGATGAGGGGGTCGGGGGCGACACAGGCGATGGGGGAACCGCTGCCCTGTATCCGTTGCCAGCGCCGCAGGCGGGGCTCAAAGGCGTCGTCGCTTTCTCCCTCGAATCGCTCCGGCTCCGGCATCCAGAAATCCGGGTCCAGGGTGTCCTTGAGGCACCCCAGGCCGCGGATGACGCCGTAGGTGACCATAGCGCGCACCGGCGGCACCGTCATGTGCTGTGCTGCGTACCTGGGCAACTTGTTGTAGAGGACCCTGATCCACTTCTCTTTCTTGTCTGCGATCTCTTGCCACTTCTTGCCATCCGACTGTGGCGGGCAGAAGAGGCGCAGGTTTCCCGACGAGATGTGCGAGATCATGCGGTCGCACTGGCGCCGCCCGGTGCCGGGGATGACGGTGGGAAACTGCTTGGGGGCTTTGACGAGGAACTTGAGGTTGTAGATCCTGTCGAGGGTCATCATCTCGCTATGCATGGTGGAGTAGTAGGTGCGGAGGCCGTTGGCCGCGCTGAGGACCTCGCTAGCGGTTGACGGAAGCGACATGGCTTTCCTCCCCCTGCCACGGGCCGTAGGCCGAACGCGGCGCCTTTGACTTCTGTGGCTTCTTGACGTAGCCGTACTCGTGGATGAGCAGATAACCCAGCGCCTTGCAAGCGTCGTTGAACCTGTCTACCGGCCTGTCGGAGCGGGCGTTGCCGTCGTTGTCGGTGGGGTAGACGTAGGCGCCGCCGACGTCGACGTGCGGCGGCTCTGGGCCAGCTCCCATCTCACAGATGAGGCCCTGACAGACGGGGTTGACCTGCATCCGCGGCCGCTCGGTCACGGGATCGAGCATGAGGAAGGTGTCCACCCGCTCTATCCCGTCCTCGATGCCCACGCGGTTCGTGAAGATGGGCAGGTTCGTTGCGTCGTGCCAGACCTCGGCGCAGGACTGCTCGTGGTTAATGGTACGCTGCCGGCCGGCGATGTCCATGACGATGCCGACGACGTCCTTCCACCAGGGTTTCGCCGTGCAGATGTTGATCGCCATCATGTTCGTGAGTCCGGTATGGTAGACGGGCTCGTCGAAGACACGGGCGACGTCGTCGCTGGTGAACTGGACCGCCTCGACCGCGTAGGCGTGGGCCCGGCCGGGGTCGATCGCGAGCCATACGGGAAGTCCGGGGACGTAGGTACACTCGCCCGAGACATGGATGTGGTTCTTGAAGAGCTTAAACACTAGACCCTTCGGTGGCGCCGGCACGGCACCGACGCGCTCCAGGAAGGTGTCCGGCTTGTAGTGCTCCTCGAGGAACTTGATCTCTGGGTCATCGCGCCCTCCGGGGTAGGCGTGGGGGTTGGCCCAACTCGGTAAGGTGAAGGAGACAACCCCCCGCGTGTTGTCGGTCAGGCCCATCGTGTAGTATTCGGGATACCATCCCACTGACCCCTCAAAGGTGCCTACCGCGTTCACCCAGCCGCCGGTCTGCGACACGCGGCCAAGGACGCGGGTGAAGGCATCGTGCGCGAGGCGCCCCGGCTCGCATATCAGTGCGCCGTGAAAGAAGACGCGCCGGATGCGCTCCGGGTCCTTCGCGCTCCAGGTGTCAACCAGCGTCCCGCTCTTGGTAACGACCCTCCATCGCCCCTGATCCGGCCTTGAGAGTGTCCCCCGCTTCACCATGCCGAGCTTGGAGAGTCCGTCGACCAGGTACTCGAACTCTTCACGGGTGTCGTCGAACTCCTGGGCGATCAGGCCGTAATGCAGGTAGGGCTCACCGCGGCCAAACACGCTCGGCTCGAGGATGGTGTAGGGGAGGAGATCCTCCCCCGCACTACGGCTCTTGCCCCCGCGTTCCCCCCCAGAAACGATCTCAATCTTCACCATCGCCGCATGGAAGGGCAGGGCAGCCTCCGTTGGCTGGTATCCCGTCTCCTTCCACACAGGCAACTTCGCCTCGAGTGGCAACCGCAAAGAGGGCCACTCCCATCGCCTCAAAGACAGCTTTTGTGGAGGGGCTAAGGTCGTGTTCACTCCCACCCTTGTCCAGTCCGAGTACGCGCGCCGTCAGGTCGGCGGCCTTCTCTTTCGCTAGGATGTCATCCGACTGCAACCCCTTCAAGAGGGCGTCGACCAGTAGGTCTTCCAGGTCCTCTCGCCTTGCCGCGACGGTCTGGAAGGCGACCTGTGCCTCCGTCGCCAGCCACCGGCCGACCGGATAGTCCGGCGTGATCCAGCGCATCGCCGTCCGGCGGTTGATGCCGACCTTGTCTCCCGCCGCAATATGCTTGCGACCGTTCTGGAGGTAGTAGGCCAGGAAGAGGAGCTCGGTAGCACCCAGGCCGGCGGCCGTTTTCTTGGCCTGCCTGTTCCGTTGCTGCGAGACCGCCGGCACCGGCCTCCTGGCTACCCGCCGATCTTCCCCACGTCCTGCCCCGGCAGCTTCGGGCTCTTCGTCGGCGCTACTGTGTCGGGGTTGCCCTTCTGCGTGAACGCGAACCCCTTGTGAACTGTGCTCGGCGCGGGGCCGCCCCCGGCCTTTCCCGTTCCGTCTGCCATTGTCAGTCCCTCCTTTGCTCTTGCTCGCGGCCATCCGGTCCGCTCCTTACTTCCGCCTCTTCTTCGAGGCCTTCGCCGTCTTGAGTCCGTGGTGTATCATCTCCCGCGGACTCATCTCCTCCCGCTTCTTCGTTGGCTTCCCCGTCGGTTCCCAGCCGTGCTCCACCCCCCGCAGCAAATTCATCTGCGCCTGCGCCTTCGCCGGCGTTGTCGCCTTCGCGTGTACCGCCCCCGTCGCCTTGTTCACCACCTTCACCCGGCCACCCTTGACCTTCCGAGTCGCGTATGGCATCTCACACCCCTCCGTGCTAAAATAAGGGCAGCCGCGAGGCGGATGACCTCCGGCTGCCATGACAGCGAAAGGAGTAACCCTTCCGATGTGTCCTCAGTCTACCACGCCAGCCCCCGAGCCCCCAGCGTCCGAAGAGTGGCGTCCTATCACGCTCTACAAGGAGTGGGAAGGCGTCTACTCGTGCAGCTCCCTCGGCCGGGTCCGCCGCGAGACCCCCAGCCGGGGTGCCCAGGCAGGCCACATCCTCAAGCCGAATACCGGCCCCGGCGGGTTCCTCCGCGTTAGCCTCTGCTACGGGGGCCAGCGCCGTTACTTCCCCGTTCATCGCCTGATTGCCCTCACCTTTGGCCCCACTACCGAGCCCCTGGCGTTCCGGCTCATCCAGGTCAACCACATCAACGGCGATAAGGCCGACAACCGCCCCGTCAACCTGGATTGCGTCCGGCGAACCCGACAGCGGCCCCTTACTCGACGCGAACGTACCCTCGACCACATGCTCAACGTCGGTGCCTACCAACGGATGCTCGGCCGGCGCGACCGGCCCATCGGTTCGCTGCCCTGGGAAATAGATACGGGGCGGGCCGAGGTTGTAGATAGTGGATAACGGTGTCACGCGCGATCCCCTACAGGGTAAATGAACCCCTAGATACGAATACCGTATCTCTCATATATGACATACATAGCACATTATTTGACATTGTGCCGTAACTGCCATCACCTCAACCCAGGTAGTGGATATGTCCTGCCACTACCTGACATAGCCACACCTTCTCTATATCTAACACTGGGCACATCACCCCCGTAGACCGTACCTCTTTGTATCTACCAGGGGGGTATACCGAGGCTTCCCATCATATCCACAACCTCGATGGTTTTGTCATACTCCCACACGTCCCACCCGAATCTGCGCGAGGGTTTTGTCATGTTTTCTGCGCCCCCGATGGAGCAGGGATGCCCATTTCCATATCCACAACCTCCCGACGAGGGGATTGCACACGGCGGGTGTAAGGGGATAGGTTATTTTTATGGTCTGCGTTACCTCCCCTTACTGAGTCCCATCCGTCTTTAGGGGGCCCCATCACTGCCATCGCCTCCCCTGCGCACCGCCTCCCCTGCGCACCGCCTCTCCTGCGTCCCGCCCTGGTCCGCCGGCACCCCCTACCCCTGCCGCGCGCATAGCTCGCAGAAGCACCTAGCCCCCCTGGGCATCATCAAAGAGCGGGCGGTCCTCGTCCTCCTCCTCCTCCTCCTCCTCCTCCTCCTCCTCGCCCCCCGCCTCTACCCGCCCATGCTCGAGCGTCTGACACCACCGCACGTCCTCGAGGGCCAGCTCCGGCAGCACCACCTCCCCGGCGCCAGCCCCCCGAGCCAGCGCCTCCACACCCACCACCACGCCGATATCATCCCCGGGAGCCCCGACCACACCCTCCCCACCCTCCGGGATGCCCCGCCTTGTCCCTACGCTGCCCAGCAGCCGCCGCAACCACGCCAGCCCTACCATCGCACCAGCCCTGACCGAGCCACCCGCGCAGCACGAGCAGCCCGCCTCTTCTCTACCCGCCGCGACCTCAACCATGCGCACCACCATCGCCACGACCGCATCCACCACCAACGCCAGAGGCGGACACAGAGCCGGCCAGGAGACAACAAGAGCCCGCCGAGCAGTGAAACACCACCCGCCGGGCCCACAGAACCGCCAGATTGCGACCACAGAGGCAACACGAGCACCCCCGGAGACAGGAAAGGCGCCACCGCGACGCCTGCAAGCCTAATTATAACGCAGGGAGGCAAGCGGGTTGCGACACCTGCGACAAAGACATCTATTGTCTACGGAGCACACGCCAGGTATTATTTACAGAGCACACGCGGCACCCGAAAATAAAGATACACGCCCCCTTGACAAATGAGGGAGAAGGCCCGATAATGGAGTGGTATCTACTGACGGCAGCGGGGATTACACCCGCCGAGTACAAGGGAAGGAGAAGGCGAGAGATGGCAGACCTAGAGTGTAGCACCTTCCAGCGCCGGCCGTGCTATCGCTACATCCGCGAGTCGGACAAGATGCCCCCAATGGCGGAGGGCGACGACGGCGACGGGATCGCCCGCGTCAAGCTCTTCAACCCGACCGGAGCCGGGACCTGGTACTTGGGCGAGTACGACCCGGAGACCCGGCGCGCGTTCGGCGTCGCAGTCATCCAGGAACGCGAGTACGGATATGTCGACATGGCCGAGCTCGTGGCGTTCCGGGGTCAGTTCGGCCTGCCGATAGAGCGGGACCTGTACTGGACGCCGCGCCCGCTCGAGGAGTGCCGGTAATGACCCGCGCGCCGTGGGACATCGAGGTTGGCGCCGGCGCCGCGTGCGTAGTGCTGGCGCTGGTGGTCGGGATCGGGGCGCCGGCGCTGTCGCTGTGCCTTCTCCTGGTGGGGCTGGTGGCGTTCGGCGTGGGGGTAGCGAGCATCGGGGGGAGAGGATGAACCCCCGCGACGACGACCACAACCACGAGGGACCGGGGCGCTGGGTGCTGGTGGGAGTGAGCCGGACCGCGCCGCACTTCAAGGCGGAGGGATGCAGGGCGAGGCCGGGATGCCCGGCGCGCAGGCTGGCGGAGCCGGTGAGAGCGATGGTGCATTGGGTAACGAAGCGGACGAGCTAGGGGGGCTCTCCCCCTAGACCTGGCCCGTAGTGGAGCGGGCCGGATGTAGCGGGAGAGGAGAAGGCGAAAGATGAGAGACATCGACTTGGGAACGGGCGAGCTCGAGGCGCCCATCCGCGCGGCCATCCAGACGGTGAAGCTCGAGAGGGTGCAAGCCGGCCACTATCAGCCGACATGGGAGCCGGCGATCGCAGTGTTCGGCGAGTGCCACGCCGACGCCGACCACCGCCACGACTCGCACGTGTGCAGCCTCATGTATATGGGCACCGAGCGGGCCGACGACGACACGGCGATCCACCAGTACAAGCACGGAATGACGCGCCGCTATCTGTGCATTGACGACGACGGCGTCATCTGGACGAGGGCATGGGAGAACGGGGAAAAGGGGCCGTGGCGCCGAGCCCCACATCCCGGCGCAGAGATCCTCCGCGCTTTCGGCGTGGAGATTCAGGCCTACGACGACGAATACAAGGCCGACCGGGACCGGCGACTCCGGGCCGCAGGGTATGACGTGATCACGGGATAGGCCGCCTCCTCCGGCGGCCAGCGGGGTGACTCACTCGCCAGGTATCCCGACCCTATGATGAGCGCGCACACCGGGACGGGAGAAGGGAAGCGAGGATCACCCCACCGGCGGCCGGAGGAGTAGTAGAGGACGGCAGACCATGAGAAACCTACGGGGAGGCCTGGCGATACCGAAGACCACGCTGGGGGCCTATCAGTAGCGATCCTCGACGTGCTACGCCGACGACCGCTCCGCCGGCGACTGGGCCGACGGGGTCAGTGGATGGGGGATCGCTATGCTCACGGTAGCAGCACGCCGATGGCGACAGGGAGAGACGGGCCGGGGTGAGGTGGTCGAGAGACCACCAACGCGGGACGCTTGGGCGCTCGGGACGGCACTCTAAGAGCTCCCACGACGCCGGTGCCGGCGTAGTACACATCCCGGTCGGGGGTGCTACACATATCGGTCGGTTGGATAGCGAGAGAGGGCCGCGCGAGCGACCCCCTCTCTGTCTCGGCTGCCTTTCAGACCGGCGGGGCCGGTCAGCCGAGCAACTCACTCCGGTACTGGATACATCCCCGTCAAGCAACCCGCGAGCCGGTCAATACAAACCTCCACGGCATCTCACTACCTCGCATGTCCCCCGGCCGGTGAACGTCCCCTGCCAGACATCGACCCAGTAGTACGGCCCGCCGCCCCGGTCCTCGCAGACCACGACCTCCCCCGTCGAGAGCCGCAGCACCGTCCCGAGCTCCCACGCATAGCCACAGGCGGCGGCGCCAGGGTGCGCCGGCTCGCCGTTCGCCATGTAGCAGTCGGCGTCGTCGCAACTCTCGTAGCTGTACCACGTTATCCAGCACCCCCCGGTCGGTGGGTCTACCGCCGGAGCCGGAGCTGCGGCAAGTGTAGACGGGACAGCAGTCGGCGCCGCGGTTGTAGCCCGAATCGGCGTCGGAGGAGCTCGTCGCGCCTCCTGGCTGATGCGAGGCCAACGCCAGGCTTCGGCCAGGCATTGTGCATCTGGTGGAGGAGCAACAGTGTTGCCAGCCCACTCGCCACCGCCATCCCAAGAAGAAACATCACTACGTAGTCCATTCACTCCCCCTTTCGCGCAGACTACCACCGCGCCCACCATCACGATCAGCAGGACGCGGCGTGCCGGCCACCTCAGACGTCTTCGCCTCCACTAGGACCCGGCAGGTCGGCGAGCTTGTGGACCGGCCAGGCCTCCATCTTGTCGGCGTGAGCTCGGGCCGCCTTCGACAGCGCGGGGTCCCCCCCGGCCCTGTCGTTGAGGGTCGCCCAACACCGGACGACCTCCCAGCCGAGCACGTCCTGGCCCCGGATGAGGAAGACCGGCTCGTCGTCGGGGATCTTCCCCTCTGGGTCTTGGATACGCTGGTAGTCTTGCCTTGCGTGGATCATGGTTCCCCCTTTCGTGTGTCAGCTCCTCACGGAGCACTTTCACATCTTCCGGCGCCTCTATCAGGAGTTTTGCCTTGAGCGGACCGGGGCGGCAATTGTCGATCCGGATGAAGATCCGGTGCTCGCCGGCCTGGATGATGATCGCTTCCCCGGCCCTTCGGTTGAGGATCAGCATGATGCGGCCTCCTTTCTCCAGTCCCACCCGCCCCACAGTGGGCGCCCGAGCTGTCCTTTTCGCCAGACGACGATCACGCTGTCCCATGTCGCCGCAGCCGGCGCGCCCTTGTACCGGAGCCGGCCCTTGAGCAGCCGGATCTCCGTCGCCTGCATGACCCACTGGTGCCACCACCTGGCGCTTGTACTAGCCGGCAGGAGTGCCACGACGACACCTACCCGGCCGCAGGCGACCTCCGTATAGCACTTCTCGACCCACTTCTCGATGACGCCTCTCCCGTAGGGCGGATTGACGTAGGCGCTCCGGCCAAACCAAGGGGCAGCCAGCCCATCCTCGAAGAGGCGGCTGCCGGGACCGAAGAAGTGGTCGGCCTTCCTATTCTCAGGCGTCGCGCAGGGGTCGAGGTCGAAGTCGCCGAACTCCCGGCGCAGGGCGTCGATGAGGGGGTCGGGCGTCTCCCAGTCGTCGCGGCTCTTGGTGCCAGGGTTACTCATGCGGGACATGGGTCAGCTCCTCCGGCAGTCCGAATTGGCGGTCGATCTCGGCTTCAACTTTGAAGTTCAGGCCGAGCGCCTGCCCCAGTTCCAGCCAAAAGCGATCCTCTTCTTGTGTCAGTTGCGCGAGAACACTGACAAGGTTAGCCGTCTCCCGATAGAGGTAGACCGACTTGTGGCCTGGGATATGCCCAGTCTTGAGTTCACGATATGCTCGGCCCATCCTTCGCTCCTTTCAGCAGCGCCAGGGCCTCGGCGCGGGTGCGTTCGCCGTCTCGTGTAAAGTAGGCGTACTGCCCACCGTCCCAAGTTACGGCGAGCCACTGCCGCCCCTTGTCGTACCATTCCTTCCTTGCTCCAATGGTCTTACTTTTGCCAACCAGCCACTCCAGCTTCTCCAGCGTTTGCTCCGCCAGGTCGCGCTCAGGGTCAGTGGCGGCGGCCTCGTCTTCGTATTGGTCTTCGTCGTGGTTTGATTCCTGGACAATCCTCGTGTTACGTTCGATTTCCAGCGCCGCCTCCAGCTCCCTGACGCGGGCCTCCAGGCGCTCGATCTCGGCCTCTGCGTACTCCATGCCATGTCTGACTCCCTCTTGGGACACACCGCTCTCAGTTGGCATCATCGCCTCCCTCCGGCGTCTCCCGCACCCGCAGGTCAGGCGGCCATTCCGATGGGTTTTCGCCCTTGCGGTCGCATAGGCGGAAAGCATAGCCCAGGCGTTCACCGTTCGGGCCACGACGGAAACTGACCCCTTCGCCAACACCAAGTCGCCACCCTAGAGCCACCTTATCCATTGATGTCCATTCATGCTGTCCAGCAGGCGTGTACGGCAGCATCGGCTTTGCCCCGACCTGCTTGATGTAGCACGGCACACCCGCCGCCTTGCACTGGTCGCGGATGTCCCGTATCCAGCCCAGGTCGCACGGGCGGGCATGAGGGCCGGACTCGCCGCCGATCACGCACCAGTCAATGGAATCGAGCCAGCCTGATGATGTTGGACTGCCCTTCCAAACGAGATCGACGGCTTCCAATAGCGGCTCCAGCGACACCCACCGATGCGCGGCGGGCGTGTCCAGCAGCAGCGGTATGCGCTCGTCGGCGCGGGCCTGGTTCTCGCAGGAGACGCCGAGCCAAACGTTCGGGAGGGGCCAACGGAACCCCCCGTGTCGGTAGATGTACTCCTCCAGTCCACCAGTTTTCAGCCGATCAAGAGCGACGCGAACCCCCATAGGCCCGTACCGCCCATCATCCTTGTCTATGTACTGCTTCATCCGCTCCGGCCTCTTTGTCAGCAGTAGGTACGTGTGCTGCGGCGTCAGGGCCATGACCGCGAACACCTTGTCGATGAAGGCGTCCGGCACCTGGTCATGGAAGAGGTCGCCCATGAACGCGACGGCCACCGTCCGCGGCTTACGCCAGTGCAGGGGCTGCTCTAGGCGCTTCTCGTGCAGGTGAACCGTCCCCCATTCCTGGCGCTGGCGTCGGGCCATAGCCTTCGCCCAGCAGTTAGCGCAGCCCTCCGAGACCGGCGAGCAGCCACTGATGGGGTTCCAGGACTTCGCGTAGATGATGCCTTTGCTCATGCCGTCTCTCCATTCATGCTTCTCAACCTTTCAATGTTGAACTTGACGCGGGAGTCACCCCCGACATAGAGCGGCTCGTCGAGCTCGACATCAGCCTCGCGTCCATCGATCGCAATCACCTTGCCAGGGAAGCCGTTCCAGCTCACACGCTCGTCGACCTGGGGGCGCCAGACATCGGCCTCCCGGATCAGTACAGTCCGCGGCGCGAGGTCCTCGACGGTTGGTGCCGGGTCCCCATACCCCGCCTCTCGCCTACGCTGGTTGCCCATCCGCTCTCGCCTCGTCTGCGTGAACCAGGCTCCCGGCTTGACTACAACCCCGGCTCAAACCGTCCAGGCTTTCGACATACACGGTCTCGCCGTCTACTCGACGGACGCGCTGCGGGTTTCCGCCCAGGCGTCGCCTCACGATATCGCCAGGGATGAAGGGCCTATCTGTGGGAACCCTCGCCGCCTCCCCCGGCTTCACCATCGTGACGTACTCCTCCAAGATGGGGCTGAACACCTCTCGCGGGACCAGGAACACGGCGACGTTGCGGAACACCTTCCCGTCCCGCACCTCCGCCAGAAGGTTCACCCCCGTGCTCGTAGTGAGAATGACGAGCCCACAGAAATCGGGGGCGATGACTGGTTTGGCCTTGTGGTCTGCCATAGAAACCTCCTACGTCGACCAGGGCAACACCCTGCGATAGACGGCGCTTGGGCGCCCGCCCTTCGTTGTGCTCTCCGTGCTTTCCTTGGCCCAGTCGCCCATCTCGATCTTGGTGGTCACCAGGACGGCCAACCGGTCGCTGGTGAGACCCATCGCTCGGCAGAGGTCGCGCTGGCTGATTACCCCGTCGCTGGCGTCGATGATCGTGTCCATCCGCTGCATCATGCTCTGGACGTAGCTTGCTCCCTGGATGTCGTCGATGAGGTGCAGGTCGTGTCTCAGTGCCGTCTGGAACATGTTGATCGCCAGGTCGACGCCCCGGACACTGAGGCGCAGAGCCTCGTCGGGGCCGTAGGACGCCTGAATCCCCATCGCCAGCTTGAGGATCTGCGTTGCCGCCCGGCCGGTGAAGTCGGCGGAGTCGAAATCGAGCCCCTGGCTGGCGTACCTCTCCGTGAGCTCCTTGACGCGCGCATTGAGATAACTCTGAGCCCGACTTGTATCCACCGCGCCCTCCAGCGCTGACAGGGCCCGCAGGTGCTCCAGCAGGCTATCTCTGACGATGTGGTCCTCTCGCGGCTTGTCCCCGATGATGTCGCGCGAGCGGCTGTTCTCCTCGCCGTAGACGAAGAGCCAGCGGCTGATGAAGCCGCCCTGGATATCGCGCCGCTTCACGTTCTCCACGAACCACGAGACCTTGCCCGCGCCAAGGATGGTGATAGCCGGCCGCTGGATCGTGACCCGGCGTCGCTGCTGATTGCCGCCGGCCTTGAGCTCGCGGACTATCTTCCGCGGCGAGTCCCAGAAGTCGGTCAGGGTGGCCGAGACGCCTCTCATATAGTCGAGGTTGAAGACCTCGAGGACCGAACCCATCTCCCGCCAGCGCAGGATGCCGGCGGGCTGCTGTGCGAGCCGGTCATAGAACGCCTCGCGGGAGAAGTCATCGGGCAGTTCGATGCCCTCGATGGCCTCCGACAAGAGATCGCAGGCTAAGTTGACGGCCGTGCTCTTGCGGACCGTCGAGGGCCCGACAAAGGCCAGCCACATAGAGGGGTAGACGCGGCCCCAGGAGGTCTCCACCCAGACCCGATTCCCCAGAGCGGCAGCACAGATTACCGGCGCGGCGAAGTGGTGGAAGGCGAGCGGCGAGTCCGTCTTCTCGGTCATATAGTGCTCGTAAGCGACGCCGAAGGGCGGGGGAGCTGCGTTAGTCATTCGCGCTCACCCCATACCAGTTGACGACCTTCGGCCAGGCTGTCGGGGAACTTCATGAGACCCGGCGCCGCTACCGCGAGGCGCCGTTCCTGCTTCTTCGTCAGTGGCCGCCGGCGAGCACGGTGGGCAGCGAGGCGCAGGCGTGAGAGGACGGCCGCCAACGTCCGCCGGGGGTCTTCGTCCACCAGGAGGGGGCGCAGGATCGCCGGCGACTCCTGCAACAAGACCCGCCGGAAGGTGACGTCGATCAGACGGTCCCGGAAGTCGGCGGTAAACGCCTCCACGCCCCGGAACCAGGCATCGAGCGAACAACCGGCGCCGTGCTCTTGCTCTTCTGTGGTGATAGGGAACGAGCAGGCTTCCAGGATGTTGTAGCACTGGGTGACGTAGTCGTCCTCGGGATAGTAGGTGTCCCGCCAGAAGAGGACGAGCGCCGTCAGGAGCACCACCCTCATCTCTTCCGGGCCGCGGTCGTCCATCAGCCCCCAGGTCCAGGCCAGCAGGGTCTTCTCGAAGAGATAGCGGTGGAAGATGTCGGCGAAGTCCTCCGGCGCCAGCTTCCCCTCCACGATGGGGATGGCGGCATGGGGAGCGTCTATCATGAGGCCGAGGATGGCTTGCTCCGTCTCCCTGTCGACCGGCAGGGGCAGATGGCCGAGGTTGACGAAGGGGCGCTTGACGGCGTGCCGGCCGCGGTCGTAGCAGAGGCAGCGCCGGTTGTGCTCGGTGCAGTATTCGTGGACAGCGGGAGTGACGTCGCGTTCGGCGGCGCGAAAGCCCGCCTTCCAGCAGGCGCATTGGTCGCTACAGTGGTCGTGTGTCACTCCGCTGATGTCCCCGCTAGGAACGCCGCTTCCTCAGCTGCGACTTGTAGCCGCACACGAATGGCGCGGGAGACACTAAAGTGGTCATGGATAAACTTGTGGCACTCGTGGCAAACCAGGAGGTCCGCCGTCTCCCCGGAGAGTCCCATCACCACGCCAAGGGGTATGGGTTTCCGCCGCTCGTTTCCACAGTGGGCGCAGGGTACGCGATCTCTGACTGCCATATCTGTACCTCCCTACATAGGCGGGTCGGGCCGAGTCTCATTTGGTTCTCCAGCCCGAACCCACCACGAACGCGGCAGGACAGCGGGGTTACTGCCGCGCCCTATTCCTCGCCCTCGCTCACAACCTCCAGCTCGGCGAAGCGCCGGGTGGTGCCGCCGTCGACCTCATGCGCCGCGCGGCTGTGGCTCGCCAGCCGGAAGACGTACTGGTCGACCCGGTAGCGGACGTCGTCCTTGAGGCCCCTCTTCGCTATCGCGTCCTTCAACTTGCGGTTGGCGCTCCCGTGCTTCCGCGCTGCCTCCGCCGTCAGCAGGCGGTCGGTGATGAGTTGTTCCAGCTCGGTGTCTTCGAGGAACTCCTCCTCAAAGTGCTGCTGGGGGTCCTTCTTCGGTGTTGCTTTTGCCATGTTGACTCCTTTCGAGGGGATTCAGCAGGTCGAACACTCGCTGGCCGTGGGCCAGATAGAACGCGAAGAGATCGTCGGGACTCTCGATTTCACGTAGCAGGATGTGGACGCCCGGCTCGTCGCCGTAGAGCTTGGTAGGTGCGCTGCTGATGACCCGTGAGTCGTCGGTGTAGGCCACGCCCTTCAAGGCGTCGCTGACAGCGCGCGTGAGCTTGTCGACATCCGGCGTAACGGTGTGGAAGACCCGCTTGTGGGCCGACTTCGGGCGGGTAGAGATGAAGACCAGCGAGAGGGCGACGGCGCCGTCGATCGGTGGCCCTTCCCACTGCCACGCCACGATGCCCTTGACCGCCTGACGCCACTCACTGACGTTGCGCGTCTTGCTGACGTAGATGGGTTGTCCAGTCTTCTTGTTGAGGAAGGCGCGACCGGAGCCCTGCGGCTTCGGGATGCCGCGCACGAACACGTCGAACGTCCTTGCTGGCATGTTGCCTCCTTGCTAGTCGACTCCGGGGTTGTCCCCTTTTCCCTCAGTCAGCAGGGGGGAATCCTGCCCGAACGGCAGGCTACGAGCGCCCTGCTGCATCGCGTCGTCAACGTCCTGGAAGAACACGCGGTCCGTGCCGGTGATCATGAAGGAGAGGAACTCGTGGGCGAGATCGGCGACGCCAGATTCGGCGGCGGTCATCTTAGCCTTCATGTAGTAGAACAGGACGCGCGCCTTCTCGCGTCGCAACTGGTCGCGCTCTTTTGCATCGCGGCCAGGCGGGACGGGGACATCTACGCGATAACCGACGCGGTTAAGCTGGAACTCGAAGCGGATGAGGTCAGGGAAGTTCGTCCACCGCGTAATCTGAACCCCGTACCTGGAAATCAGGGAGTCAAGGTCTTCCTGCGTCTTGTAGGCGCTAACTCCGGTGTCCTGGTATGCCCTACTACGTGGCATCTCGCCTCCCTGCTAGTCGCTCTTTTCACGACCCGCGGGCAGGAGAACGGCTGTTGAGACCGGCGGAAGTAACCCGCGGGCCGGACCTGGTCTCCCGCGACCGGCTGGCGGTTCCCGCACAACCAGCCGGTTTCGCCGCTGACCGGGCGGCTCATTCAGGCGGGGGTTGGTGCCTCTTCGTCCACCCCCTCCGGTGAGACAGTCTTAAGCGCCTCCATCGCCGCCTCAGCTCGAGCGTTGCCAATGGCTTCCTGGAGTGCCTGCTTGGTCTCCCGCTCAATCTCCTTCTGGGCCTCGGCCACCGTCAGTTGCCCCCAGGCGTAGCCGCAGTTCTGGCAGTCCCGCCGCAGGAACTCGCCGTAGGAGTACCCGTCGAGAACCACGTCCTCGACCTGTTTGGTCGGACGGAACTGGGTATCGATGTCCTCGCTGCCGCACTTTGGACAGGTGGCGTTGGGATTGTAGGCCTGCATCTTGACTCTCTTTCTCTGCCGTCAGGCGGCAGTCGCTCATCCGGTCGTCTTGGGTTCACACCTCTTGCAGTAGCCGCCTCCTGCGGGCCCGTAGGCTCCCCCACAGCACAGGCAGACGCCGCCTTCTAGGTGCTTCTGCCTGGCTATCGCCTCGAAGCGGGCGACCTCAGACTTTAAGAGATGCACACAAGCTCTCTCTGTGCCTCGGGCAGGTTGGGGGGCGGGCCGGGCGGCTGTTGGAGCCCTCTGGGGAGCAGCAGGAGCGGAAGGCGTAACGCCCCTGCCCTCAGTACCACGCCCGGCCTTTGCCCCTCGCTGTTGAATAGCAGCGTCGGCTTCCGCCGCGAGTCCGTCGTCGCCCTCCGGGTCCTCCGGCGGCGCGGGTGGGAAGTCCGGTGGCGCTAGGTCGAGGCCTGCCTGCGTCGGTGGAGTTGCTGGCGTAGTCAGTCCCTCGACCTCCTCCTCCGCCGGCAACTCCGAGGGGTCGCCACAGAAGACCGCCGCGCCCTGTTCGTCCGGCTCGACGAGGTCGCCCTCGAGGACCTCTGCCTCTCGGCCTTCCGGCAAGGCGAGACGGGTCCGGGTGGCGATCGCCTCCCGAATCGGCATCATGGCGAGCTCGAGGAACCGCTCGGCGTCGCCCTCTGCCGTCAGTTGAAGCACCCTCACGGTCTTCTTCTTGCCCTCTACCGTCACCTCCTGGGGCACGAGGCGCAGGATCATCGGCAGGCCGGCGATGCGTCCGCCGAACTGACCCTGGATCATCTCCAGCCAGCCCAGGATGTTGACCGTGCCGTAGTAGCTGCCGGTGTCGATCTGGTAGACGCCGAGCCGCGGCGCTCCGAGCACCACGACCTGCAACATCATCACCCGCCGACACTTCTTCGCGTCGTAGTGAGGGCAGGCATCGACTCCGTAACCGCCCTCGCCAGCGCAGGGTATCTCGACCCGCTCCGTCTTCGCCGACTGCGAGGTGGCCCAGATGCCCGCCTGGACCTGCTTCTTTGCGCGCGTCCACGCCGCCAGGTCGACGACGGCGCTGGCTATCTCCCCGTCGCCCTTGCAGACGAGGCCGGTCCCGCTGCCGTAGGCCCGGTAGTACAGCGAAGCAACCCTGTCGATCTCGTTCTGCAAGAACATGACCCGGAGCTCCTGCGGCTTGGGGCCGATACCTTCAAGCGCCTGGAGCTCCGGTGGGCAGACGAAGTAGTCGACGGCCTTTGGGTATTCGACGCCGTTGGCGTTTAGCGCCTTGACGCCGAGGTGGATCTTGCCGAGGCGGGGCAGCCGGCCCAGTCCCTTGTAGCGTCCAATTGCCATCTCACGCCCTCACTTTCTGCGATGGGGTCGACGACCGAGCGCCAGACTCATAAGCCAGGGCGCCAGGGGCCCCGGCAGTCGCGGCCCGTTGAATACTAGCCAGAAGATCAGCCGACTCATTCCTCGTCCTCCGCGATGCACTCGTAACATAGATAGACGACTTGACCCCTCTTCTCGATGCGGCGCCAGTCCGACGGCAACTTCCAGCCGGGCGGGCCGTTGAGGTACGTCTGCCAATGTCTCTCCGGGTTCAAAACGCTGGCCCCGCACTGATCACACAGCACCTCTAACGCCATCTCACTCCTCTTCCTCCCCCGTCGCCGCCAGCGGCATGTACTTGAGCGTCCAGAACTCATCGACGCGCGCCGGCGCCTCCTTCACGTTCCGCGTCTGGAGCTTGCCCTCGACGATACACAGGTCCGGCACCAGCAGGTTCGTCACCCCCTCGTACCGTGTCTTGAGGCGCTTCTGGATGGCCACATACTCAGAGGACAGCGGCTTGAGTTCGAGCATTCGCCGGACTTCGGCGATGGTCTCCTCGTCGGTCTCCACCGAGACGTCCGCCGAGAGTGCGAGCCTGATGTCGCAGGCGGGCGTCTGGAAGAACGAGCAGCCGGGGCAGACATCGGGGTCGCAGATCGGCTCCGGCTCCGTGCCGGCGGCGACGTGCGCGTTCACCCGCTCGCACTGCTTGAGCAGCGTCTCAGCGTGCTCGTAGTCCAGGGGTACGGCGACCGGCTCCCACCAGCCCGTCAGACCGATGGGTAGGAGTATCCCCTCCTCGTGGCCGTCTAGCAGCTCGTAGATCATGAGCTGGCTGACCCAGTTGCGAACACGCCAGTTCTTGTTGTGGATGATGTCCTGGTAGGTCGTCACGCCCCGCATGAGGTTAGGGTGGACGCTCTTGACCTCGAACGGAACGTACTTGGCGTGGCCGTTGCCGTTGCCGGACGGTCTCGCTTCCAGGTCAGGGCGGCCGGAGATCTGGTACTGCTTCCACTCCGCCGGACGCTCGATGCTCTTCACGTCCCACCCCATGTCCATGATCATGCGGACGGCCAGCTTGCCGATCTCCGTCCCCATGAGAAACCGCGCCTGTAGGCTCGGCGGGAAGGGCCTTTGCACGGCGCCCTTCGTCCGGCGCAGCACGAGGAAGCGGTCGCAGGGATGGCCCATCTGCGACGGGTTGTTCCAGCGGGCGGTTGCCACGCTGGACCGCGCCTCCATCATGTGCTCGAAGTCCGCCCGTAGCCGAGCGGCGTAGAGTCCGGCCACGGGTTCGGTAGTTGTAGTCATGACGCCTTCCTCCTTCGTCAGTCTTCTACCTTGAGGCTTATGCTCACATAGAAGTTGTCGCTCAATGCGGCGACCAGCTTGTCGGCTGCCTGGGTTACAAAAGCGTCGCCGCCTGCCTTTAGGCGCGCCTCTATCGCTTTCCGGATATCCTCGCGCTTGGTATCGAGCCACTCACGGAAGACCTTGCTCGCCACCTCCCGGATCATGTTCTCAACCCCTGTCTGGAAGACGGTCTTCTTGTCGTAGCTATTCTGCTTGACCTTCATGGCCTCATCGACGACCGCCTTGACAAGGGCATCGGGGTTTTCCCCAAGCGCCTTCGCTACGGCCGCCTGAATGTGAGCCGCTACTACGTCTGGGTCTATCTTCACGGTCATTTCTGTCATCGTCGCCTTCCTCCTAGTTATCCGAGAACGTGTGAAACGCTCGCTCCACGCGCTCCCTGTCTATGCGGGTGAAGTAGTAGCCGGTCACCTGTGCGCAGCCGGGCATCAGAACGCTCAGAAGCTCCAGGATGGGGTGCTGTCTGCCCCCGGCGTCGGCAGTGAAAGCGACCACCTTCCCGTAGTGCCAGGGGCCCGGACCTTTCCCGTCCGTTCTCTCGTTCGGGTCGAGCACCCGCGCCAGTTGCCCCACCTTGAGATCCGGGTCACTCATGGCGTCTCCTTCACGGCTAGAGCGGCAGCAAGGGGGCAGTCGGGCGCGTGGTAGTTGTAGTCGGGATCATCGCCCTTCCAGTTGCCGCAGCCTGGGCAGAGTCTTCCGATGATGGCCGTCCGGTGGTGTATCTCCGGCCACTCGACGGCGCGTAGTACCTCCACCAGCTCCCTAACCTGGGCCATCGCCGCCCTCAGCGGATGTTGGGCACACTGCGCGATGTGTTCCTTGAGAACCTCCGCCATAGACGCCGCGACCTCGGTATCCGGCCCGTAGCGGTGCCCGCAGTACACGCAGTTGATATACATTCCAGCCTGAAGATCGTTTACCCAGGCTTTCAAGCGTTTCACTTCGGCCACCAGCGGCGCTCCCGCCTCAGCGACACAGAGGGCGGCGTAGGCATCGCAGAGTTCATCCACCGCAATTTCATAGAGAACACACGCCTCGGTTCGCTCGTACTGATCGCTACCGTCTGTAAGTGCGAGAGTTCCCCGCCAAGCCGCTACACTGACCATCTTTGCCTCGGCTACTGGTGTGGTATCAGCAGTCAAAAGTCCCGCCGCTCGTAGGGCTTGACGTATGGGTTCTAGGCGCTCATCTTTCGCGTTCATGGCGTCTCTCCCTTCGCTAGGGCGGCGGCGGCGGCCTCAATGACCTTTGCCACATCTGGCCCACAGAAGTTCCGTCCCAACAAGTCATACTCATAGTGGGCGTCTTGAAGCAGGACGTGGCAGTCTCTCAGCGCCTCCACCAGCGGCGCTCGCGCCTCAGCGACAGCGGCGGCGGCGATGGCCGCAACAAGACCGCGAACCGTATCGGCCTCGTGCATCGTTATGCTGGAGACTCCCGTGAACCAGCGGGTCATCCACCTGTCCAGGGCAGCCCACGCCTCATCCTTCGCGCTCATCTCTCCGCCCACTCCGCGTTCCAGTCTTTCAGTGTCTCCAGGATGTCGAAGCGGGACATAAGGATCGCCTGCCGCTCCTCGTCCGGCTGGTAGTGGTAGACCAGCTTCGTCTCGAAGACTGGCTCCTCACAGGAGAAGCGATGCAGGTAGTGGCCCGCCTGCGTCGCCCCGCACTTCGTACAGTTCGTCCGCCACTCGATATGAATGGCCGGCCGCTCGTCGAAGGACCGCAGGCGGAAGTCGACCTGGATGTGGCCGAAGAACTTCGCCATGTATTCGAGCGCCTGGAGCTGCTCCTCCGGCCAGCGCGGTAGCACTACCGAGGGCCGTATCGGCCGCACGGCCCCGACCAGTGCCTTGTGCTGTGGTTGTCCTCTCATGTTTCACCTCGCCTTCTTGGTGGGGCCGCCCGAGCCGAGCCCTCGTTACGGGCGGCCCCCGTCTGATTAGCACTCTCTTGTCTGGCTGGACTGGTTATCGCACTGGCACTCTCCTTTCCTACAGACGCGCAAACGTGAAGAGATGATTGCTCCCCGGCCCGTTCGGAGAGCTTGGGGTGCGTAACCTCGCGGGCCGGGGCAGGGAAAGAAGTCGCGACCGCCGCCCGTGCTGGTGGCGAGGTGGACACGGCGGCGGGAACGCGCTGGATGGGTCGATTGTTGTTTGAGGAGAGGGAAGATGGTAGGCTAGGAGCGGCAGACTTCCATCCGTTTGCCTCCCAATGGTGGGGCTGTAGCTCATTTGGGAGAGCGCCTGCCTGGCAGGCGGAAGGGGTCTGTTCTGTGTCTTCGCGGGTTTCCTCTGTCATCCCAAGCTCTCCCTATTTCTGTGCCCCTTCATTGTACCCATTGGGTAAGTCTTGTCAAGGGGGTAAACCCCCCTTGGGCAAAATATATTTCAAGAAGGGTGGCCCGAAGTGTTGACAAAACGCGGTCGACCTGCTACCGTGGATTCTATGACAGCTCTCGGTCAATTCGTCCGGCGCCTTCGCATCTCGCAGGGTCTCACTCTGGAGCAGACCGCCGCCCGCGGGCAAGAAAAGGGATACCCCTTGACCCTCCGGGCGGTCCAGGCCATCGAGACAGGCGATTCGGAGCGCCCACGGCGTGAGACCCTGGAAGGTCTCGCGGTTGCTCTCGGCGTGGATGTCGGTATGCTCGCTGTGAAAGTCTACGAGTCCCCGCCGAAGGTGAAGACCGCCGTCTAACCCCGGCCTCTACCCTTTGGCAGATACTTTCCCCGCCGATAGTATCTTTGGGAGATGTGCATGGCACGCTCGACGTGGGCGGCCAGCACGGATGCCTACCGCCAGCACCTACAAGCACTAGGAAGGAGCCCTCACACTGTAGAGACAACGTTCTCGGCGCTGGGCAACTTCGCCCGCTTCTGCCGAGAGAACCGGCGTTGCCCCTGCCCCGGACTCGCTGCCCCCTGGCTCGCCTCCCTCTACGGCCTCTACGCCCGCTGGACTGTCAGAGGTTATTTTTTCGCCCTGCGCTCATTCCTGCGCTGGCAAGGCGCTGAGAACCCCCTCGCCGATATCCCCGTGCCCCGTGAAAGGGACGTGCCCATCCGCCCGTACTCCCACCTCGAGCTCCGGCGACTCCTGGGGGACACCCCCAGACCCCGCGACCGGACGTTCATCCTCCTCCTGCTGGCGACGGGGATGCGGGCGAACGAGCTCGTCTGCCTGGAGGTGGGCGATGTGGACTGGGAGCAGGGAACGATCCTCATCCGCAACGGCAAGGGCGGCAAGAGCCGCCGCGTCGCCCCCGGTCAACGGGTCCTCGATGCCCTACACGGTTACGTGTACACCGAGCACATCCGCCGCGGCTGGCTCTTTCCGGGGCTGAACGGCGGGCACCTACGTTCCGACTCGCTCTATCACCTCGTCGAACGCCTGGGGGAAAGAGCGGGCGTCGCCGGCGCTAACGTCCACCGCTTCCGCCACACCTTCGCCCATGAGTTCCTAGCGGCCGGCGGGGACGTCGGCGACCTAAAGGAAATCCTGGGGCACGGCACGATCGCCATGTCCCTACGCTACGCGCGATATTTCGCCGCCGACCGCGCGCTGGAGGCTCAACGCAGATTCAACCCCGTCGACCGCTTGACGCGGGTAGTATAATCGCGCACGAAAGGGGGCAGGGGATTATGTCTCGACTGTGGAAGTCCATCAGCAACAGGGAAAGGTGCGCCTGGGTTGTCATCATCGTCGTCGCCTTGGTCGCCACGATCGCCTATCAGGACCTCGAGGGCCTGGTTATTTTCATGGTTGCCGTCGCCTGCCGACTGGCCTGGGCATTTGTCAAGCGCGTGGTGAAGGGGTAGCGCCCTCCCCTCTTGACTTTTTCCGCCAGCGTGTATAATGAGGTCGTGCTCGGTACTTTTCCGGCGTTCAGGCCCGACGTCCACATCAGGATGACCGATCGCGACAAGTGGCTCCAGCTAGGGCGCGCCTACCGCCAGGCCGCGAAGATGCTCTGGCGGCTGGAACTGCGGGAGTTCCCTGTCCGCGCGGAGTGGCCCCCCCTTCTCGGGCAGCATGAAGGCGCTCTCTCTTCCCACCCAGAACGCGAAACCCTACGCCGCGCACAGGTAGAATCCCGCTCCATCCTCAGCCGCTATCAGCTCACCCAAGCCCTCGAGATGCTCAAACTCGTCGACCCGGAGGCCCATGCCGCCGTCTATCTTGTCGACGTGAAGGGATGTCGGCAGGACGCAGCGGCGAGGGCCCTTCACACCTACCGTCGCCACATCAACCGTCTGATCGATAAGGGATGGGCGATAGTGGCAGAGTTCATCGAAGGTACGAAAGGAGACCGTCATGAAAGTCAGGAGAGCTAAGAAGGGGGAGATGTTCCGCTGCGGCGTCGGGCACCACTGGCCCGAGGCCCTGCTCGTGGAAGGGCAGGACCCCCCGAACCTCAACGGTACGTACTGCCTGGTCTGCTTCGGTTTGCGCGTCGTCGGCCGACTGGCGGTTCCCCGCACCGATGCGGTCGCAGACCCGTTCGAGCCAGTGCAGGCCGAGCCGGAACAGGAGGAATCCCATGCCTCAGAAGCGTCAGTCGGAGCCGACCCCGATAGCGGCGAAGCGGAAGGCGAAGCCGGAGAGACCGGAGACCCCACTGGACCCCCCCTCGGAGAGCCCACCGGCGACGAGCCCACCGGATAGGGTCCCCCGCTCGAAGAGGGTGGAGATCCACGCCGCGGCCACAGTCGGCTACGCCGTCATAGTCGAGGGCGCCGGCGTTCTCCTGGCGACCGAATCGCTGGAGTACACCCTGGCGATGGTGGCGGAGTTGTTCACGGGGCGAACAGTGGAGCGGCTGGAGATCATCTTCGAGGATGAGGTGCAGAAGTAAAGATGGCCGCAACGCCGCGGGACATGCTCCTCTTGGCTGAGATCGTTTATCCCACCATGCGGATGTACCACCTCATGCCCCGCGACCGAGACGACGACCTGGCCGTGTTCCTCTGCCACGGCATCCAGCTAAGCAAGGCCCCGACATCGCCCTTAGCTCAGAAGATGACGCCGGCACACCGCCGCGAGTACGCTTGCCCCGTGTGCCGGCGCCGCTTCTCTCTCAGTGAACGGCGTCGGGATCTGGAGATGCTCTTCGCGGCAGAACAGGCGGACAGGGCTTTCCTGATCGTGAGACGCGAGGGGATGGCGCAGGGGTGGTACGAGCCGAACATGCCGCTCACACTCGAGGAAGAGGCGCGTGTGGTCAGATACAAGAGCGGGGAGCTTCTACCGCCGGAGCCGACGTTCGACTAGGCGGGGAAGCGCGGCGCGTTGAACTCCGCGAACTTTAGCACCTTCGGCAGCCACAGCGCGGGACCCGGACACTCGGTTCCCGCCGTCCACTTCTGATGTCCCTGGACGCCCACCAGGTGCCCGAGAAACCGCCACAGGACGATGAGGCCTAGTGAGAGACTGCACAGCCCCCCCGCCGGCGGCTCTGCCTTGCGGTAGTCCCCCATGATGGCGATACCAAGCAGACGGTCGTTCATGCTCTCGACGTGAGCCCCCCAGGTATAGAGAGACCGGGTCCAGAAGAGGCGACCGTTCGGCGAGCCGACGAGGTGGTACGGGAAGCCGCCGAGCCGTTGCAGGTCGGAGTTGTAGATCGCCAGGAGCCGCTCCATGTCCTCGTCGAGCGTGGTGCCGTTGTAGTCCATGTCCCCCGGCGCCATGAGGATGCCGTCGTGGTGCAGGGCGATCCCCTGGATGTTCTCCGGCGGGTGGTAGAGCGAGCACCTCCTGTCTGGCGCGTCGGGGAACAGGTAGCGCACATCGGCGACCTCGATACCGTAGGCCTTCACTGTCGGCATGGTGACCTCCCTCTCTATCCGTACTTCCCTCTGCCCAGGAAGTGAATCACTGCCCAGACCAGCAGCCCGGCGCCGGTCCACCAGAGCACGGGCCACTTGAACAACCCCCATATTTGCTCGCTGAGGGTGTCGCCCTTCTCCTTGTCCCTGAGCGCCCAGACCTCTAGGCCTGCCCCGACCGCCGCCCAGCTCGCCCAGGCTATCTTGAAGGCGCGAGTGGACACGGTTATTCCTCCCCGTCTTCCAGGATGTCCGCCAGGTCGATGCCGAGAGTCTTTAGGGCCTTGTTCTTTAGCTTCGGGGTAGAACCGTTGGCGGCCACGAAGAGGAGGATCGCCTTCTCCAAACGGCGGATGCTCGGCTCTATCCGCAGCAGGACGATGAGGGCGATCACGGGCGCGATGCCCAGGTTGCCAACGAGTTCTGCCCACTCCTTCGGGTTCATGGCGCACCCCTCCTGCTAGTTGAGTTGTTGCCAGCGGATGAAGGACCCGGCCTTTATCGTGACCTGACTCGCCGCGACTTCCGATGCGAAGCGGACGATGAGGTTGCCTGCGTTGGCGCCGTTACGAACGATACCCCGAATGGTAGCGATGCTGTCGCTATTCGCAGCGTCAATCCCCGTCGTGAGAAAGGCAGTGGCATTGTCGTATGACCGACAATCGTCTACTCGGAGGAGGCTTTCCTGCACAACTTCGCAAAGGGCGACTACCGATATCGGCGACGCTGGGCCGTTGATAGCAAGGTTGATACCCGTGGTCGTCGCGGCGGTTTGGAAGATCAGGCGCACATCGAAGGAGTAGTCCGTGTTGGCAAGCATGTAGAAGGACAACCCCGTGGCGTTAGCGAATGCCGTCACCGTACTCGTCAGATCACCCGCGAGGCGAGTGGTGTAGGTGAGTTTGGGTATCGTTGACATGCCCAGCTCCACCGTCACCCCGTCGAGCCGCCCGTAGAACCCGATCGAGTTCCGCCACAGCATCCCATTCTCAAGGCTTCCCGGCGTCCCTGCCTGGTCAGCCAGCACGGGGATGCCGTCCGACCGCAGGGCGAACCTCTCCGTCCCCGCCTGTTTCTTGATGCCGAACAGCTTGACGATGCTGGCGGGGTCGGTGTTGGGCTGGAGCAAGAGGGTGTCGGCCACGTTGCCCGCCAGCCTCACGGTGTCCTCTCCGCCCACGACGCCCTTGAGCAGGTTGTAGAAGGTGTTCCACTCGGCCGCGGTGATCTTCGCGCCTGGGGTTGCCTGATAGAGTCCCATGATGCCCTCCCTCTAAGCGAACGTTGCTGTGTCGAACCGCGCCTCGTCGTCGTCGAAGTAGTACGCTACCGACCGCGGCCCGTACTCCCTGATGACCACCGGCACTACCCAGGCCGACGTTGGGAACATCTCTTTCTCCCGCGGGTTGACTTCCCGCTTTGGCAGGGCGCGGACAATGCCGACCTTCTGTTCACCCCGGATGGTGGTGACGTCCACGGGCCCGGCGCCGCGCGCGGTCTCCAGGTCGACCAACTGCTGTTCAAGGCCCCGGCTCTCGCGCCGGTCTATGCCCTCTCCGACAAGGATATCTACCTGCCACTCCTGCCTCGGTTGCAGGATGAGCTCCTCCTCGGCCATGAGAAGGTGAACGAGGGCGCACTTCTCGCCGTTCACGTTTGACGAGCCCAGCCCTACCTTGAGCGCCAGCCACTTTCCGGTCGTCGGGATGCTGAACTCGCGGTGCACCAGCCCGGCCTCGTAGACGCGGGCGAGGGTCTCCTCTGTCCCTCCGTCGACGGAGTAGATGAGATCAACGAAGGTCTCCCCGCTAGCGTCCTCCCCTATCACGGGAACGCCGGCCACCAGGTAGCGATGCCCGATGTCGGCGTGAATGGCGACAAACGCCTTCTGGACGTTTGGCAGGTTCAGGGAGTGGGCCGGGAGCCCCACCGTCCCGTAGGAGGTGAATCGGCAATAAGGATCGAGGAGTCCGTCGTCGGAGTATTCCGACATCTTCATATAGGCAATAGAGTTGCCCACGGCCATCATCAGCCGGGGGGGAAGTCCCTGAGCGTGATACCAGTAGAGCGCCGTGATCGCCGTCGTGCCGCCCGGCGTCCAGACCGGATGCCAGCCGCGGCCGGGTGTCGGGTCGCCGTCGAACTTCATCAGGAAATACTTGCCCGAGAGCGTCTTCATAACTGCGAAGAGCCAGCGGGGATGTCCGCCGAGAACACAGGTAATCCGCCCCTGGAGGTCGCTTTCGTCGGCGCTCGGGACCTCCAGGCGGAGCTTCTCGTTGGCCCCGACGTTGACGAGTGTGCCCCCCAGGTAGCCGTACAGCCCCAGGCCGACGTTGAACCACATGATGTTGCCCCAGTCGCAGACGGCACGGCAGTTATCGGGGTGGCGGATAACGTCGCGGGCAAGCGCGCGGACAATCCCGTTG